TCCAGTGATTACTGCATTTTTTGGAAGAATAACTTTACTTGTATCAGTTGATGATACTTGCACGTCAGTTCCTGCAACCGCAGTAGGGTCAAAATAAAATTGAGCCTGCATAGGTACAGAACCAGCATAAGTTGTTCTTGAATTGTCTCCACCGTTCGATCTAACGAATCCAGTGAAAGTTGTTTTATTTGCCATATTATTATCCTCCTAGTTTCCGAATACTGTCTCTAGGCCGTCGACTATACGCGTCAGTATTCTAATATATGTATAGTAAGATAATTTATATAGTAAATTATTAAATAGTGCAAGAAATCCCTACAGAAAAAGAGTCCTTTTCAACAATGTAAAGTCCTTAATTAACCAGCGTACAGATGAATTTCACCATCTAACGGATTATTATGGACCTCTGCCTCTTGTGTTCTAATGATAGATCTAATTACTATTTTGATCTCATCACCTAGAACAGACATTTCAGGTGTTATCTGTCCTTTATTTTCAAGAAACAACTCATTCCATCTAGACTCGAGTTTCAGTTTCTTGGCGAACAGTATCATGTTGTCCTGAGCCATTTGTAACCTCCTCATAGGTTATATAAAAATCACTTCCAGCACCATGGTACTGTAGATCATTTTTTTCCCAATCTATATCAGATTTTCCTAGAAAGTCAATGATATGAGGATGTAGCTCTTCAACGGTATTTATTTCTTTATTAACTTCAATCTCAAATTTAGTTTGAAGTAGTTTTGTAAAAATTTTTATAAGATATTTATATTTCATAGGTTTGTCTTTCTAACATAAAAAAAGGGGGCTCGAAAGCCCCCTTTTAAATTAATTATGCTTTAGAATTAAGCACCTTCAACACCGAAGATACCTCTAAAATCAGATACTCCAAATGAGTATCTTTCTCTAGCTTTGTATCTCATGTTTCCAGTGTCAAAGTCACCTTCCATCTTAGTAGAGATAGGTGCTCTTTCAAAGTACTTCATTCCATTTGGCACATCAGTAATGATGTAGAACGCATCTGTATCAGTTAAGAAATTGTTAACCACATAACCTTGTGGAATCATTCCCATATTTCTGATTGCGTTAACATCATTGTCAGCTGTTCCAACTCTGTTAGCAGACTTCATCAGTCTCTCAGCAGTAAATTGAAGCTCAGAAGGAATAATCATTTTCATTCCTTTAGCAGCAATTTTTAAACCTCTTTCGTCAGTCATTGCAGCGATGTCAATTAAAGACTGCTCCAATGAAGTTTCGTTAAGGTCTGCTTGAGTTGCTAAAGTGTTAGCTACTGTACCAGCGATTGTTGGGTGAGCAGTGTTAAATAAAGAAACATTGTCCCCTGAATCGTAACCGTCAGTAGTTGGTAATCCTTGAATTAAAGGATTAACAGCTTTAACTTGTTTTGTTTGTGCCATACTTCTAGCCAACGCTTTTGTATATCTAGACGCTAATCTATCATACAAATTATCTTCAATCGCTTCTTCAGTGATTGAAAATGCTAAAGCGATAGTTTCGTGAGTGTATCTAGCAGTAAATGTCTCTTGAGCATTGTCAAAAGTTACGCCAGAACCTTCAGCTTTAACTTGTGCTGAAGCAAAACCCGATAACATTACTTCTTCCTCAAACGCTCTGTCTGAAGTTTCTTTAGTGTATATCGCTTCGTGTTGGTTTTCGTATTGTTTATATTCCAGGCCGAATAGTGCATTCAATCCTGGCTCTAGTTCTTTAACTAGTTGTGATCGTGATATAGCCATATTTATATACTCCTATTATACGTTGCCTGTTTCAGATTTTAACGAGTGTTCATTAATCATAACAACAAAGTTAACATTAGCAGAAGCTAAGTCACTGTTGTCTGGATCTTTTGAAACACCAATTACTCTAAGTTGAGCTGATAAAGTATTATTTAAAGTACTGTCATCTAGTTCAACTTTAGATACATAGTTTGCTGAATCACCATCTGCTAAGATTACATCCGCGTTCAAGAAAACATCAGTTTGTGCAGAAGCACCTGAGTTATCTGACTGGATCTCAAATCTTTCATATGGATCATCTGCTACAAAAGCAACAATATCCGTAGCGTTAACTTGCGAATAATGGTTTGCCCATGTAGGCTTTTGTGTGTTTGGATCTGTATAGAAGACACCGTTCAATGAACCTATAAGATTACCACCAGCTGCACCTCTATCAATTGTTCCAGCCGCAGTAGGTTTTACTGGGTCTTGGAAGTAGATAGTTGTACTGTCATTAGCAGCAATACTATATTCACTTAAACCTTGGTTATCTCTATTTTGTCCAACTTTTCCAATCGGTTTTAAACCGAAAGCGCTATCTTTGTTAGCCATAGTAGTTGTCCTCCTTAGACATTTGTTAGTTTAAGTGTATTCTTGTTGGTTAGGAATCGTTAAAAAATTAACTTTTCTTTGTACCACCAAAAGTTACACGAGTCTGCCTCTCTTGATTGATTGGCATACTTGGGTGCTGTTCCTTCATTAGATCGTTTTCAACTGCATGATCTTGCTCAATACCTTGCTTAGCATAGTATTCAGCTCTAGATTTTGCGATCTCTTCCGGTACCCTTGTCAGCACAAGGCCACCAACTCCGATCACTCCCTTATGTTTGCCGTCTTCGATCACTGGATAATCAGAATCTGGATATTGATCTGCACGAACTAATTCGTAACCTGATCTTAATCTTCCAGCGACGTTTTTAGTGTCTTGGAAGCCCATTGATTCCGCTCTTACCCATCTGTGACGAAATCCTGCCGGCGCAGGGGGTGCATCTAAAGATGACGGTGGAGTCCAGACTTTTTTTCGAGTTTCTTTTTCTCTAGTCTGACTCGCACGAGAAGCTCTTTTTTCGTTTTCATTACTCATATGCTTTTTACTCCTTCGTGATAGTTAATTGTTTCGCATATTCTTCAAGTGGCACACCTAATTTTTTAGCGATTGCTACTTGTGATGGTGTGAGTTTCACAATTTTGCGACCCGGCTTACTATTTCTAGAAGCTGAAGCTACTACTTGTGTAGGCCTCGCAGTCGTTTGTTGATCTACCTTACCAAATTTATGCGGGAATTCAAGCTTTATTCTTCTATCAATTTCAGAATAATACTCGTCCGTTTGTGGGTCATAACCTTCTTCTTCAACTAGTTTTTTATGTAAACTAAATGCAGTATATGTCATGGCCTCGTCTTGACCAAACCAGGTGTTCTTTTGAGCCCAATTTTGAGCTTTTGGATCTGGATTAATCGGCTGTTCCTGTGGTTGAATTTGAGGTTGTCTAACAACTTGTTCTTCAACTTTTGGTTCAGCTGTTTGTTTAGATTTGATTTCAGCTAATCTTGCTTCTTCATAACCTAATTTAGAGATTTCAGTTTGAGCAGCTATTTCTGCTTTCAAATCTCCATCTTCTCTAGCTTTCGCTAATTTACTAACTGCAGCTTCCATTGAAGATTTAATTCTGTTTTCCATTTCAGATACATAACCTGTATCTAATTTAGAATAACGAGTCTTAAGAAGTTCTTGCTCAGTTTGAACTTTTTTTGCGTATTCTAAAGCAGCAGCTTCTCTTCTTTCTGCCTCACGCATTTTTTTAGTTAACTTAGCAATTCTTCTTTTAACTCCTTCAGAGTAATCTTCTAATTCTTTCTTTTGTTCTTCTTTTTCTGTTCCTTGGTCCGTGGTTGTGTCTGCTTGAACAGTAGACTGCTCATCAGATTTCTCAGCTGAGTCATTGGACTCAGTATTGTTTTCAATGTCATTTGATACCTCTATTTCTGATTCAGGTTTTTTTTCTTCCGGTAATTCAATCTCGGCTCCTGGACCTGACGTATCAATGTCAACAGTTTTTTCTGCTTCTTGCATAGTATCCTCCTATGTTAAAATTGGTGAAAGATATCTTCGGGGTCTTTCACTGTAGCTAATACTTCATCATCATTTAGAAGTCTAACTTCCCCGCCATCTATTTGAATTCTACTTCCTGCATATCTTGCAAAGATTATCCAATCCCCCTTCTTGCACCAAGGACCTTCAGGAAATTTTTCCTTGTCATAACAATGTGGGCCCATGGACAATACTAAACCACAAGTAGATGCAACTTGTGATCGCTCAATAGATTCATCAGCTAAATAAATACCACCTTTGGTTTTAGGTTTAGCTTTAAAAGGTAAAACTAATAATCTCCAACCGGTCGGTTGAGGAAGTTTAGATGATTCCTTATCTTTTATTGAATTATGTTCTTCGTATTCTTTTTGATTTTGTTGATCGTATTTTTCTTCCAAAGCTAGTTTAACCTTTGGTATCTCCTTTTGAGTTTCCTCTAAGGTCGACGACGTTTTCTCCTTTAACTTCATTTTGCTCCTTCTTAGTTAGCAGGTTAGAGATTTCCTGTGATATATATTGATAGGCATGTGCCTGTCCTAGCATATACTTATATTTCTCCATATTGTCAACCCCACCCGCTATAAGTGTGTCTCCAATATTTTGATATGATACCTTCAATAGTTTTTGTATTTTAGTTATTATTATAGTTATATCTTCCATTACTTTCCTTTGTTGATTGTTATATTAACAGTTCCACTTTCTAAGCGACTTATTAATTCTTGAATTTGGATCTCTTGCTGTTTTAGCTGAAGTTAATCTTTTCTTCATCCCAGTCATTCTTGCGCAAAAACTCTTTCTACGGTTTGCGGCTTTAGATCCTTTTTTTAATTTTGATGGTTTAGTAGTTACCGCCATAGATAATTTAGAACCTGGATTTGCTCTTCTATATGATGCAATACCTTTTCTATTTAATCCACCGGATTTAGATTTACCTTCTTTTCTTTGCCACGCTGGTGATGCCATTAAACTAATCCTCCCATACTCATATTTTTTCTTGCAAATGTTTTTACATTAGTTGGTTTAGGGCCAGTGTTGGACGCTTGGCGCTTTCGTCTGACCGCACTCGCCTTTTGTGAAGCACTCATGGAGCGAGCTTTTGCAATGGGGACACACTTCGGATATTTCCTCTTGCTCCCCTTCGATCTCCCGCATGGTTGATACTTGCCATTCTTTTTCGGAGCTCCTATGTCTACCCATTTTTCTTGAACCCATTTTCTTAAACCACCTTGAGCCATTATTTTTTCTTTTTCTTTTTTCCACCTGGTTTTATTTTACCAGAACATACAGCTGATCCATACATATTCGCATATGCAGATGGATACACTTTAAATTTTCTTTTAGCCGCAGCTTTTCCTTTTGCACAAAGTTTAGCCATTATTGACAAGACAAGCATTCATCAGAATCAGAATCTAATG